TATTCTATTCATCACTCACCTGTCAACAAGCTGATACAATCATGCTTAAGATGAAAGCAAATGAGAATATCTCAAATGCTTTTAAGGTAGAGTTGATTGAGGTCATGAAGGAATCAACACCTGAATGCTATCCATGGGACGCAAACGACTAAAGGAACGGACCTAAAAATCCAACTACTTTAGGAGTAACAACATGAACACCCTTCAAATGGTAAAGCAGCAGATCAACAAAGTATCTGCACTTCACAACGCACAAATTCTTCACACCTCATATCGTGGTGTTGAGTATAATACACGTTGTGTAGAAAACAAAGAGTCGCACGGTACATTCTGCTATCGTGGTCGTACTTATACTAAGTGATTCATTAACTTACATTGCAGAGAGGATTAACTATCCTCTCTTTTTTTGTCTTTAAGTAACGAATTAACAATTGTTAGTAAACTAACACAAACTAACCTAAATAATACAGAATTAAAAAATTTCCTATGATCTGAAAACTTTTTCTATATTAATGATGTAAACTCTTAAGGATTAAATCATGCATAATGTTATGTCTAGTAACCAATTAGCTGAGTGGAGGAATATTGGCCACAATTTAAATCTATACAATGACGAAATAGATTTAACAAACGACTACTTTGATTGTTTAATAGAGTGCGATGATTCTCAGTCAATATGTAAACGAATATGTAGGAGACTATTAAGTTAATATGAGAAGCGTGTCTTGACAGACACGCTTTTTTTGTGTAGAATGTATGGATACTGTAATTGAGTTTATGGACAAACAAAAACTAAAACTCATTGTACGTAATTTAAAATCTCTTGTCGATGCTTTGGAGTCTGAGGTTCACTCAGATGTACAAGCATATACATATGAAAGAAATACTACACTTGTAGGTGACTACGATGAGATTTTTGAAGACGATGATGGTTATCCCGACTAAACTATGAGAGTACAATTAGTAAGCGTTACTCCTGACGCAGAAAAAACTATGGCGTATATCGCTAGAGTATCCAACCCCAGTAATCAGGAGAATGATAAGTACGCTGGTCTTTTACGTTACTGTATCAAGCATAACCACTGGTCTGTGTTTGAGCAATCTACTATGACCTTGGAGATTGCGACTACCCGTGCTATTGCGGCTCAAATACTCCGCCATCGTAGTTTTACATATCAAGAGTTTTCGCAACGATATGCAGATTCATCTCTGCTTGGTAATAAGATTCCTCTACCTGAACTTCGCCGTCAGGATACAAAGAATCGTCAGAACTCAATTGATGATCTTGATCCTTTTATAACTCAGAATATGGAACTGCAAATGCAGACTCTGTTTGACTCTTCCATGGCACTGTATCAGCAAATGCTTGCATCTGGAGTTGCAAAGGAATGTGCAAGAAATGTGCTTCCACTCTGTACGCCTACTAGAATCTACATGACTGGTTCATGCCGCTCTTGGATCCACTATATTACTCTAAGGACTGCTAACGGCACCCAGAAGGAGCATATGCAAGTTGCAGAGGATGCGAAGAAAGTATTCATGGAACAGTTCCCTACTGTTTCCGAAGCCCTTGAGTGGGTATAATAAATAATTCATTGAGTTTTGTAATCATGGCAACATATCCAGTAGTCCATAAAGAGACTGGTGATCAAAAAGAAGTCGTAATGAGTATCACCGAATGGTCTCAGTGGTGTATAGACAATCCTGAATGGCATAGAGACTGGAGTGATCCATCTACCTGCCCTGCTTCAGGTGAAGTCGGTGAATGGAAGGATAAACTTCGTAAGAAGAATCCTGGATGGAACGAAGTTCTAGCCAAGGTCAAAACGGTCCCAGGTGCTAACATTAGTAAGATCTAAGTATGCCAGCTAAAAAAAGAAAAGGCGGTTCCAGCGTTGGAGTCGGCAGTATGAGTTCACGACAACTGAAGAGAAAGAAACCAATCAATTCTGATTTAATGGTTGATATCAAACCATTAACTGATAACCAAGAAAAGTTCTTTGAGGCATATAATGCAGGCAAAAATATGTTTGCTTATGGTGCAGCAGGTACAGGTAAAACTTTTGTCGCACTATACCTTGCACTTAAAGACGTATTAGATCAATTTACACCTTATGAAAAGGTGTATGTGGTTCGTTCTCTTGTTTCTACTCGCGAGATTGGATTTCTCCCTGGAGACCATGATGATAAGGCAGCACTATACCAAATTCCATATAAGAATATGGTAAAGTATATGTTTGAGATGCAGGATGAGAATGAATTTGAGATGCTTTACGGAGCACTCAAAGCACAGGAGACTATTCGCTTCTGGTCTACATCATTCATTCGTGGAACCACCATGGATAACTGCATCATCATCGTTGACGAGATGCAGAACTTGAATTTTCATGAACTTGATAGTATAATAACAAGAGTTGGTGAAAACTGTAAGATTGTTTTCTGTGGAGACGCAGCACAGTCTGACCTTGTGAAGACCAACGAGCGTAATGGAATCCTCGATTTCATGAAGATCATCCAAGCAATGACTGACGACTTTACTTGTGTAGAGTATGACGTTAATGATATTGTTAGATCTGGATTTGTTCGTAACTACATCATGACTAAAATTGCACTCGGTATTTAATGTTTGTCCATTTAGATAATTTGAAAGGTGAGACTGATTTAACAGCAACCATGATTGATGGGACTCGTTTTTACGAAGTTCCATCAGGAAAGATGTATCCATCCATCACCTCAGTCACGAGTTTCTATAACCGTGAAGTCTTTGTTAAATGGCGAAAGCGAGTCGGTAACGACGAAGCAAATAAAATTCTTAGAGAGTCTACATTTCGTGGGACTAAGTTCCATGATGCAGTGGAACAATATATTAAAAATGTTCCTATCAAGGACATTGATATGCTTCCCTCTACAAAGTTCCTTCTACTCTCAGCGAAGGAGAATTTGGACCGTATAAATAACATACATGTTATAGAACAGTCACTGTATAGTGACTATCTTGGTCTTGCGGGGAGAGTAGACTGCATAGCAGAGTACGACGGAGAACTAGCAGTCATCGACTTTAAGACCTCAGCCAAGATTAAACCCGAGAAATGGATTGAAAATTATTTCGTGCAAGAGACTGCCTATGCTTGCATGTATTTTGAAATGACTGGTATCCCAGTCAAAAAACTTATTACTATTATGGTTGCAGAAAATGGAGAAAGCTTTGTCTACGAAAAAACAAACAAGGGTCACTATATTAAACTTCTCACAGAGTACATCAAAAAGTTCGTCGAATTCAAAACAGGAGAATATGGAGAATCAAGTTGATGATCTGATCAAAGAGAAGTTTATATGTCCAGCAAAATTTGCACAAGAAGTCGAGAATCTAGTCAAAACTTACAAGTTTAATTACATTGATGCTATTATTACTTTCTGTGAAGAGAACAAGATCGAGATGGAATCTGTCGGTAAACTGATTTCAAAACCACTGAAGGAAAAACTTAAGTATGACGCTACTCAACTTAACTTCCTGAAAAAGACTACGAGAGCAAAACTTCCATTATGATTTCCCGTGATGATCTAATTCATTTGAAAATTCAAGCAGCAATGCGAGAACACAACATTCCTGAATCTGATTTAAAATATATTGGAGAAGGCGAAGGAACACACTGGTATAGAGTCAATGGTAAACATTCTGTACCGGTTTATATGATTGAAGAATTTGAGCAAGTTAATGATGACACCGATTGATGTATACAAAACATATCTAGCATTCAAGAATCATTTTACAAAACAGAGTTATAGTTACTTTAAGTACTCTGGTAAATCTAGAACATCTGTTCAAGCATATAATAATCGTAAAGACCGTTACTTCTTTGAACGGATGTCTCGTAAGAAGACAGATGATGAAATTAAACAATATTTCCTAGCAAACTTTGTTGAATGTGATGATCCTGACCGACTGTGGATTGGTGAAATTATATCTGCTGGCGAAGATAACTTGAAGTCTTGGATGAAACGATCTCAGACTATGGGTTATATGTTCAAAACTGAAGTAGAAGTCTTTGTAAGCAAAGAAAACTTTCAACAATTGTTCTCTATCAAGGGACAGTCACACCCTGAAGTATTGAAGAAATATCTACAGGGTGCTTTGTCTATTGAGACTATGGTAATATTAGATATTATCCTAGACTACGTGAAGAACTTCGACAAAAAACTTGATGATCCAGTGTGGACAACCGTAAGTCTTAAGATAAAGAAATATAAACCTTTCCTAAATATTGATGTTGAAAGGTATAAATCCATTCTTAAAGAGCAGGTAGTATGAGATTTTTTGACTCAGATCAAGTCCGTGGTACAGTCATGGAACTTGAGCAACTACAGCAAGAACTCACTGTTGATCTGATGCATCTCGCAGAGTATAATGTCGAAGAAAGAAGAGAACACTTGGGGCGACTTAAGACATTTCTTGAGAAACAAAAACTGTTCTTCTTTCGTGTCTCGCTGTCTGATGATCCTGATGCCTTATTAATTAAGGAGAAGGTGGTCGAAGCAGCAAAGATGTTCGGTTACTCTGATGCAGACGGCATGGATAAGTTCTTTGAGCAACTTGATAATACAATCAAAAACCTAGAAAACACACTTGACAAGTAGGGACTTATGTCCTATAATAGACTTGTCGTTATCCCACGAATCCTAATTCATCCTAATCTATCCAATTAATCCTATGTCTTTCGCAAATCTTAAAAAGCAATCACGCACTGGTTCCCTTACCGACAAACTGATTAAGTCTGTCGAGAAACTCAACGAAAAAGGTAACGGTGCAGACGAACGTATCTGGAAACCATCAGTTGATAAGACTGGTAATGGTTACGCTGTCATTCGTTTCCTTCCTGAAGCAGAAGGTAATGAACTACCTTGGGCACGAGTCTACACTCACGCATTCCAAGGTCCAGGTGGATGGTTTATCGAGAATTCTCTAACTACTTTGGGACAGAAGTGCCCCATCTCTGAGTACAACTCTACTCTTTGGAACAACGGCACTGACTCTGGTAAGGAGCAAGCACGTAAGCAGAAGCGTAAATTGTCATATTACAGCAACATCTTTGTAGTTAATGATCCTGCTAACCCCGATAACGAAGGTAAAGTCTTCCTCTACAAGTATGGTAAGAAGATCCATGATAAGATCATGGAAGCAATGAAGCCTGAGTTTGATGACGAAGAACCTATCAATCCTTTCGACTTCTGGACTGGTGCTAACTTCAAACTGAAGATCCGTAAGGTCGAAGGTTATCAGAACTATGATAAGTCTGAGTTTGACAAGACTAGTCCACTATTCGATGATGATGACCGTCTGGAGAAGATCTACAATAGTCTCCATGATTTGAATGAGTTCATTGATCCTAAGAACTTCAAGGACTACGCTGCACTTGAGAAGCGTCTGCAGTATGCTCTTGGACTCAAGGGTACTCCTAAGATGCAAGATCAAGAGACTCAAGAGCAAGAAGCACAGTGGGAACGTGAGCGTCGTGGCGATTACTCTGAACCCAGTGCTGCTGGTTCTTCCTATGAAGACATGAGTGAGGGTCGCAGCAAGTCATTTAATGATCCTGATATTACACCTAGTAGCAACACAGAAGAGGAAGATGACTCCCTCAACTACTTTGCTAAACTGGTCAACTCCTGATCTTTACGCCCTCCGAAAGGAGGGTTTTTTTATACCCCAGATTCTCTTGGGTTGTATGCTGCTTTGGTTGTTCTATTGATATACTGAGAAGAAGTTTCATACTTCATAATGTTTCTCATATCTGAAACGAAACCACTAACAAATTCTGGTTTTAAAATACGAATGAATCTCTTACCATCATTTATTTTTGTTTCATGTTTGTAGTTACTGACTGGACCTGCTGCCTTAACTTTTAGCAAGACCCAACTATTTCTGTATGCTTCATCATAAACGAAGTTACCATCCTCATCTTTCTCTGTTCGTATGGCATCGTAAGTAGATTTATCTGTGGTTATAGTTTTATTGTTCAATCCTACGTATGTAAATGTAAAATCTGAATCAACTTCGATTCCTTTTTTCAGAACTGTCCTGTTAAATTGATCTCTAATTTCTGGCGTCTCATAGTGATGGGGTTCTATAAGTGCTGCTTCAGAACCATACTTGTCCAACATATATCCATGAAGATCATTGTTACTCAATGGCCATTGATTTCTTATATTAGTAATGTTATTAGTGATTAAAATTACCCAGTCTAATTCTGGATCATCATATATTGAAGCAGCAATGGTATCGGGTCTGTCTCCTTCTTTGACCATTTTTATATCAAATGCAGTAATCGCATAATCAATATCAGTTCTAAGTTTTGCTCTCTTGAAAAAGTTCTTAACTAGAACTCTTTCATCACTTCTCTTTCTCCCTGGTAATAAGGAGACAGCAGATATATCTGGTAATTCTCTGAAATAAGACATTAGTAACCTACCTCCGATGGTCTAATTGAATAAAGATCACCATCGGATTGTCCAAAATCATCTACATCTTTGGATAGTCTATCAGCACGTATATCATTTTCACTATAATCAGATGCATATACTGGTTCTAGTTCACTCATATTGACTGATAGTGTACAACTTACTGGTTGACCTTCATCATATGCTGACCATTGACCATCTGGCGTGTAGTTGACTGATGTACCAACAACAGCAACAGGTTTAATTCTATTTACACCTTCTATAATCTGTCCCCCAGCAGTGCGATATTGAAGTCTGAATACATTTGGTGATCCTAAGTATAGACTTCTTTCGCCTGCTTTGCTTGTTATCGTCTTTGCTGCCATTCCTTGTTTGAAGAAACGAATAATTTTCTTCACTTCCCGTGCTTCGTTTTTATCTCTTGGACTCATTCTCCAATTGAATTCAAAAGTTCTCAGTGATACATTATTGAATAGTAATTCTGTATTACTATTTGGAATAACACCGAAACCTCTAGCAAGAAGTGACTCTGGTGAAACATTGACACCCATAGCACCCAGGATCATAGAACCTATATTTGATTTCATAAGTGTAGCACCACCCGGAGTAGACGATAGTTGCTTTGCAGCTGCTATTGCTTTATTCTTGGCGTCAGTAGCACCATCGACACCCCCAGATTGTGCCATCCCAGCTGCAAGCAGAGCACCCATCTGTCCTACACCTGGATTGATCATACTACCAAGTAATCCAACACCTCCAACCAATGCTGGATTTTGCATAACACCAGAAGTGATTGCTGCAGAAAGATTATTCATCGCATCTTTACCCCAAGAAATTTGATTGGAGTCTTGGATATCATTTGGCATAGGTAATTTAACTTGCGCCAAGAAGTGTTTCAATGGTGTTAGTCTTTGATTACCTTGAGTGAAATTTCCTATTGTACTGCCAAATATTTGATCCCTTCTTGGTGGTTGATATACGAACTGGTCAATGGTAACGTAATCCTGTCCGCGAATATTTCCGTAATTTGCATCAAATGGATACTTAGCACTTTGAATTATATCTCCACCACCACCCTCAAACATTTGATCAAACTGTGCAATCTGCTCGGAGGTTATTGCTAAATCACCAAAGAACTCACCAATGCTTGCCAAGAAACCTTGGGCTCTATCACCAATTTCTGTAGCAAATTCTTGAACAGTATCAGTTGCTTCAGGTTCTGATGCATTTGGGTCATTATTACCTGGTTGCACTACAGTTTCGTCAACTACTGCATCCTCCTCTGCATTATGTGGTATAACTTCTATTGATTCTATAGATGAGACCGATTGTGCAGGTATAAATGCATCTATAATACCACTTTCAAAAGACTGCCTACTTAAGTATGGATCTTCTGCTGATTTGGATAATACTTTTGCTTTTACGAATGCTAGATCTTGAAATTGATTTAGTGTAACTATTTCACCATTTACAGTTGCTGTACCGATTTGCGCTAATGCTTGTGCTTCTGTAGTTGTTTCCAGTTTCCCTTGATTTGGAAGAAGATCTCCTGCCAGATTACCAAGTTGTCCCTCTCCCGTAACAGTATATGATCTACCTTTTCCACCATATTCTCTTTCTCCATCAGCATTCACAGTAAATAATACCCAAGGACGATCAACCTTTGATTTTGATACGCCTGAAGGATTGGTTCGTGTGGGAGAACCCTGTGTCTCGATCACATTTCTTTGAACTGCAACAGCAGCATACCCACCATCTTTATTCAAACGGATTTGAACAAAATGAGACTTACCATTAACCTTTACTCTCATTACCTGATTGTTACTACTTGAACCACCGGTATTGATTAGATTAGTTCCTCTGAGAAGAGTAGGTACTTTTGCATCTGTGTTAACTGCTGGCATTTAAATACTGTCCCACGCTGTTTCTGGACTCACAAATATTCCTGTTTTATCTACAAAATTTTCAGTCACTAATTTTGCGACATCATTATATTCATTTCCATCAACTGGAATTGCATACATATCGCCCATGTTACCAGGAATGTAACTGTGTATAAGTTTGGAGTAACCTACTGAAAAGTCCACTTGTTTCTTATTTATCAAGGAAGCAGCAAGTTGTCCTCGGAGTGTAGGATTTAAGTAATGTAAATTGGCACCAAGGACTCTAGTGCCGGTGATTTCAATGATGTAAGCAAGGGGTCTTCTATCATAGAAAGGGTATCTATCAGGACTTTTTGCATTGTAACTAAAGAAACAGAGAGAACCTGGTCCTGTGTCACCACTATACCGTTGGAGTTCAGTGAACAGTTCATTTGCATACCAGTTGGGGTCTTTACCAGAACCTACCCGGTCCATAATTCTCCTACCAATAGTTTTAGATGCTTCTTCTTTTGCATTTATTTGTGCTTTAACTTCCTCATATGAAGGTCCACCTGCCCGTCTTCGTTTAGCACGTCTTCTTACCATTACTTGATTCCCAGATCGTCTTCAGTCATAATTTTAAATTCAAACTTACGGTCAGCACAGAACTCTCGTGCTGCTTTCCATTTTGCTTGATTGACTGCCCAAGTTACTATGGAGTTCTGCCATGCTTTAGTCTTCCTTTTTGGATTCATATTTGGTTGTGCTACTTGCTTTTTGGGTTTGATTTCAACAACCATTGTTCTTAATTTGCCTGTCTTATCTGTATACTTAATAAAGAAGTCAGGGAAATATCTATGAACTCTTTTATCTACAGGTGAGACATATGGTATCCAAAACTCTTCCGATTGCCATTCTTTCACTGACTCATTTAAGTCACAGTAGTTCATAAATTTCCTCTCCCATAAGGAGCGGTAGATTATATTCTTAGTATTTCCATCATACTTCTTTGGATTTGATGGAAGATACCTTCCACTATACGGCATATATAGTATATAAGTAGTTCAAAGTATTTAGATGGCAACATATTCGCCTGAGATTCTATACAAGAAGATAAATGATGTCCAAGAAACCTTTGGTGGTTTGTCTCAAACGTCTCAATTTATGGTGTCATTGAATCTTGGACGTTCTACTATTCGGCAGAGTGGTGTTGCTCCTTTAAATAGATATCTCACTAGATGTGGATTGTTTAGGCAATCTAAATCTACAGAAGAGACATATGACTTCCTATGTTCTGATGCATCCTTACCAGGATCATCTTTTGATATGGCAGAGGAATCTGGTAGTCGTCAGGGAGTTCTTGAAAGGTTCCCAATGCGTAGAATCTATGCTGACTTCGATTTGACTTTTTATGTTGATAAGGAATATAACACTATTCGTATCTTTGAAGAATGGTTGAACTGGATTGATCCACTCAGCAGAGGTAGCACAACATATGATGGTGATGAAGAAGGGCAAGCAGGATTCGATGAGAGTAGTAGTTTCTTTAGGATGAGATACCCTAATGAGTATAAGACCAAAGTTTCTATCGTCAAATTTGAAAGAGGATTCTGGAGGAATCCAAATGAGGTAATCGAACCAGACCAACTCGAAAAGAAACTTCAAGAACAACCCATCTTAGTATACGATTTTATTGATTGTTTCCCGATGAATATTGCTGCTATTCCATTCTCATATGATGGAAGTTCAATAACACAGGTCACGGTAAACTTCAACTATGCTAGGTACACTGTTTCAAAACAGATCCCTAGAAACGATTGAACTACCCCCACTAAATAATTTTATCGTAATATAACATTATGCCTTTACCAAAGATTTCTACCCCGACTTATGAGTTGGAATTACCGTCAACAGGAAAGAAGATTAAGTATCGTCCATTCCTAGTTAGAGAAGAAAAGATTCTCATTCTTGCTTTAGAAAGCGAAGATGAAAAGCAGATTGCAACTGCAGTTAAAAATACATTAAAGGATTGTATTCAGACCAGAGGTGTCAAGGTCGAGAATCTTCCCACCTTCGATATCGAATATCTGTTCTTGAATATCCGAGGTAAGTCTGTAGGTGAAGCAGTTGATTTGATTGTCACCTGCCCTGATGATGGCGAGACAACAGTTCCTATCAAAGTTTATATTGATGAGATTGAAGTTGTCAAAGATAAGGATCATACACCAGATATTGACTTGGATGGTAGTCTGACGCTCCGTATGAAGTATCCATCACTAGAACAGTTTGTTTCTAGTAACTTTAGTTTTGATGAAAATGATGAAGACTTAGATAAATCATTTGAAATTATTGGTTCATGTATTGATGTGATCTTCAATGCAGATGACGCATGGTCTACCTCTGATGTTACAAAGAAAGAATTAATGACATGGATGGATGGTTTGAACTCTTCTCAATTCAAAGAAATTGAAAAGTTCTTTACTACTATGCCAAAACTTTCACATACTATTAAGGTTACTAACCCAAAAACAAAGGTCGAAAGTGAAATCGTATTAGAAGGGTTACAAAGTTTTTTCGGTTAATTATGGCACATATTGATCTTGAATCATATTACAAGGTCAATTTTTCTCTCATGCAGCATCATAAATATAGTTTAACAGAGATTGAAAATATGATGCCATGGGAGAGAGATATATATCTTGCGATGTTAAATCAATATGTTGAAGAAGAGAATTCAAGAATTCAACAACAAGGAATGTAAATGTTAAGTTCTGGAGCAAAAGCAAGAAGATTCCTCCGACCTGGAAACGCTGATGCAGTTTTTGCACGTAAGCGAGGAATGATTGCGCCTTCTCCTCTGAAAGAAAGTAAAGTTGAACCTGATAAAAAGACGAAGAGTCGTTTTGGTAAAGCAACTAGTGCTGACTTCACAAACTTCTTTGGTAATAAAAGAACTGTAAAGGCAGTGCGTGGTGCAGTTAATGCACTTAAAGAAATTTTAGTAGAAACATTTATTGCTGCAAAAAGTTTAGGTGCAACAGTTAGAAATATTGTAAAACAATTAGGAGGACTTAATGCATCTGGTGGTGCGGGTGGTCTCCTTGGAAAACTAGGTATGGTTGGACTGGTTGCAGCAGTTGTAGCCGGTGTTGCAGCAATATTTGGTCCCAAGATAAAAGAAGTATTTGAGAGTTTTAAGAAAGGGGCAGATGCTATATTTGAAAACATCAAAGGTTTTCTAGATGGAATAGAGCAGAAGATTAAATCCATCTATAACTTTGTTGCAGACATGTATAATAATAAGTTCAAGGGTCTTCTCAGAACTTATAATGATGCAGTCCAAGCAATTGCAGATAAAACTGGAATACCACTTCCCAAAATAAACATGGGAATGTTCAAAGATGTACCTGCATATACGGAACAATTTCCCGAAGGTCTCAATCCCTTAGCAGGTAAAACCCTGGACTCTGTGATGGGTGACGTGGGTAATATGCTCAAAGGTGGATTGGAGAATACTACAGGTGTTATGGGTGATCTATTTAATAATCTACTTGACGGTCTTGGTCTTACAGACACGGCAAATGCAATAACTGATACCCTAGGAATGGGATCACTCTTTGGAAAGAGTAGAGAATTAGGATCTGGCGGAGGTCTTAGCACTTTCTTCCCAGGAATGAAACCAAGTAGCAGTAGTTCTACTGGTGGTGGTGTGACTGACCCAACTATTTCTGGTGATGAAGAAGAATACTTAATGCGTTTAATGAATGCTGAAGCAGGCGGTGAGGGTGAACTTGGAATGGCAGCAGTTGGAAGGTCTGTTCTTAATAGAGCAGCTCTTATTCAAAGTGGGGAAGTTGGTGCTGGTCAATTCATGGCAGAGAGTGGTAGTATTAAAGATGTTATTGAAGGAACTAATCAGTATCAACCGTTTAGAGAAGGAAAACTTAAGAAAGAACTAACAGAAGAAGAAAGAGTAAGAGCAAAGAAATCTCTAGAGATAGCACGCAATCAGGCATCATTACGTGGCAATCTAGAAGCATCTGGAATGTCTGCTGATCAGATCAATAATATTATGGCATCTACTGGATTTAGAACTCATTCTGCAAAGTATGATGGATCTCAAGATGTTAATCCTACTAGATTAGGCGGACATCAATTTAACACTGCTGGTAATGCTAACATGCTAACACCAACAGCAAAATTCAAAGAACCATCTACTACACAACAACAGCAATATACTATTCCTACGAATGAAATTCCAAAAGAGGGAGCACCACAAGCAGAATGGGATGCATACTTTAAAAAAGTAGATAAATTAAAACCTCCTAAAAAAGGACCGAATGTATCCTTCATTTCTGTTCCAGGAGCACAACAGATCGCACAAGCACCACCACGTAGACCACAACCTCTGATGACAGGAAATGGTCCAGGAACCGAAGGTTCTGATTATAGTTTCTTCCCATCTGGAAATCCTGATCAATATGATATCTTTGGGGCACAACTTGGAGCTCAAGTCGGATAATGACTAAAGTAAAACTTTTTCAACAGAAACCGAAAATAGAAAAATTTAAACCTAGTCCAAGACTTAGGGCAGTAGATAACACTGATCTGGATCGTAAGGGGGAGCTTGAAAAGTTTAGAAGATGGTTAGAAGGTACTGCTAAACAGAAATCTGGTCTTCCCAAAAAGAAAGAACTTGATAAATTAAATAACGAGGTATCAAAGGGAAGAGTTAATAAGTTTGGATTGCTTGGTATACTAGGCGCACTTCCTCTTGTTGGTCCTCTTCTAGGTATTGGCGGTGGTGCTCTCGCTAGTGTTGCTACCGGCGCTATTGCTGCCATCAGTGGTGGTCTTGTAACTGCTGGTGGTCTTGCTGTTGGTGGTGGTCTTAAATTATTTGGTCTTGGTGCGGTTGCTGCTGGCGGTGGTGCAAAACTATTTGGTAAAAAAATATTTGGTGGAGGTGCAAAACCTGGAGTAACACCCCAGACACCGAAAGTATCACCAAGACCAGCATCATCACCTCCCAGGTCAAACGCAGCAGGTAATCAAGTATCCCCTGGACAAACTGCTAGAACCAATAGTAATAGGGCAACTAAACCAGGGCAGACACCTAAGGGTGTTACACAACCCAAGAGACCTAGTGCCCGTGCAAGACTCGGATCACAGATGGAGACGGGAACTGCATTTGGTGGGAAGGGAAGTCAAGCGCAGAAGAAACTCTTCAAACTTCAGAGTAAACTCAAGAAGATGTTCTCTGGTAAGAACCCAATGCAAGGGTTTCTGTCAAAAATATTTGGAACCAAGGCAGGTCGTAAAGGAATAGGAATGTTCCTC